AATACCACCCGAATAAAGAATTTATTATAGGATTAATACAGGATGTTTATTGATAAGAAAGAACTAGCGAAAAAGCTAGATAAGCCAATCGACGATGTAGTCGTTGGATTTACCGCATCGTCATTCGACTTGATGCACGCCGGTCATATTGTTATGCTACAAGAGTCTAAGCAATTATGTGATTACCTTATTGTAGGACTTTTGACAGACCCAACTCTGGACCGACCCGAAACGAAGAACAAACCTATTCAATCTATCTTTGAGCGGTATGTTCAAGTCGCGTCTTGTCAGTATGTCGATGAAGTAATACCATTTGAAAGCGAAAAAGATTTAGAAGATATGATTCAAACTATCAACCCTGATATTAGAATCTGTGGAGAAGAATATAAAAACAAAGAACACACAGGAAAAGGGTTATGCCAAATCCACTATAATAAAAGACGGCATTCCTTTTCTACCAGTGAATTGAGAGAAAGAGTAAGTAATGGAAAATAATTATACATATGCAAGTATTATCCCACTGATTGGTGGAGAAACGATCGCGATGCAAAATGCCTTTGGGAAGAAACCCAAGTATATTATGTCGTACAAAGCCTTCGGCGCAAATGATTCTCAGTTGTTGAATCATTACAAGAACGAAGTTCCTTATCATATATTAGATGAGGGTGGTAGCCATGGCGGTCAAGTAGATGTAGTCAATTCAGTTTGTCCATGTGCTGGCCTTTCTATGTTAAATGTAAATGCCAGTTCTGATTCGGCGACTAATGATTGGATGGTTGAATCCGCCAAGTATGTTCTAAGTGAAGTACAACCAAAGGTATTTTGGGGAGAGAATGCACCAGGTCTTTATGGTAATATGGGTAAGCCCGTTGTAGAAAAACTAAAGAAGGTTGGTGAAGACAATGGTTATACTATGACGCTTTATAAAACTAAATCGACTTTACATGGATTAGGTCAAGTGCGTAATCGTTCTTTCTACTTCTTTTGGAAAGATGATTCGGTACCTTATATGCCATACTTCAGTAAAGAAAAAGAACCAATTGAAGAATGTATTCGTAATGCTTTTGTATCAGATGATGACCCAATGAATGCATTGGTTAATGATAAGAAGCCAAGTGATGACCCATGGTACAAATTCATTCTACAAGAAATTCATGGTGGTATGACTAACAAAGAGTTCTTTGCTCAATTAGAGAAGTCTACAAATACATTGAATTACATTGAAGAAAAGATGGGCTTAGATTACTATCCAAAACTTTCAGAATGGTTTAAAGAAAACGGTTATGAGAAGGAAGCAGCCAAATGCTTACGTATCGATACTAAGTATAGAGCTGGTGGTAATATTATGAAGCGAGGAATCGAGTTCGGCAAAGGGCATACATCAGCATTCGTTGGTCACTTCGCTACATCATTAGTACACCCTGACGAAGACAGATTCATTTCTATTCGCGAGGCTCTATCGATTATGAAGATGCCTAAAGATTTCCAATTGGTAGGTGGTAAGAAGAATCTTAATATGATTTGCCAAAACGTACCTGTCACCACTGCGCAAGATATGGCCCAATCGGTCAAAGACTATCTAGACGGTAGACTTGATACTATGAAGACTCGATTTATTCGACAAAGTAATGTCAATCAGTCACACGAGCTAGAAGAAAATACTCTAGAAGATTTTTTAGCATAAATGTATAAATGTCTTTACAACTATGCTAAATCGGTGTATAATAGCACTCAATTAAAAGGATAAAAATATGTCACTATTAGATAAACTAAAGAAAAACTCAAAGATTAAAGGGACTGACGTCCTATCGAAGTCAGCCCTCTATTCTAAAAAAGATGTTTGTCAAACATCTGTTCCAATGATTAATGTAGCACTATCGGGTTCAATCGATGGTGGTCTTACATCTGGTCTAACGGTCCTCGCTGGACCATCTAAACATTTCAAAACTAGTTTTGGATTGCTGATGGCTGCAGCTTATCTCAAGAAACACGAAGATGCGGTATTGCTCTTCTATGATTCAGAGTTCGGTTCACCCCAATCTTATTTCGAAGCTTTTGGTATCGACACAAGTCGTGTACTTCATACTCCGATTCCTAATGTAGAACAACTAAAGTTTGATTTGGTTGGTCAGTTAGAACAAATTGAGCGTGGTGATAAAGTAGTTATTATGATTGACTCAGTCGGTAATCTCGCATCTAAGAAAGAACTTGAAGATGCCCTAAGTGAGAAATCGGTTGCTGATATGACTCGCGCAAAAGCATTGAAAGGATTATTCCGTATGGTTACTCCTTATCTTACAATGAAAAATATTCCGCTTCTTGCAATCAATCATACGTATCAAGAAATTGGTCTATTCCCTAAAGCAATCGTTTCAGGTGGTACTGGTATTATGTACTCAGCCGACAATGTATGGATTATTGGAAGGCAACAAGAAAAAGAAGGTACAGAAATCAAAGGTTACAACTTTGTAATCAATGTTGAGAAATCTCGTTTTGTACGAGAGAAGTCAAAGATTCCTATCTCAGTTACTTGGGAAGGTGGTATCTCACAATGGTCTGGTCTTACAGATGTTGCTATTCAATTAGGATATGTTCAGAAGCCAAAGGTTGGCTGGTACCAAGCAGTTAATCCTAAGACAGGAGAAGAACTCACTGGCAATAAACGAATGAAAGATACACTCACAGAAGAGTTTTGGAGCGATGTATTTGCTAAGACAGACTTGGCAAAAGCTATCAAAGATAAATTCTCTGTAGGTCACGTAACTATGATAACCGAAAGTGAGGACTCACAAGATGCAGAAGAAGATAACGAGTAAATCATTTAGCTATGTAGAAAAAGATACACAAGAACTCTATGCCATCAAACTTAAAGAGGGCAGGTTCAAAGGTGTAATCTATACATACGGTAAGGTACAACTAAAAGAAGACAAAGACAACGACCAATTAGGTTTGGAATTTCAGTTCTTTGTAAATAAAGGTTGTAATAGATATACCATTGACGAGCTAAAAGAAAATAGAAAATTCAAAGACTATATTAGTAAAATATTAAAATACATATTGGAAGAAGAATTCGCAGATAATGACAAACATACCGAGACTGATATTAAAGAAGATTTGTAACGATGAAACGTTTGCAAGAAAAGCTCTACCATTTGTAAAGCCCGATTATTTTGAAGGACACGAACGAATCGCATATGATTTAATTCTTAACTTCATTACTAAGTATAATGCATTGCCGTCTAAGTCTACTCTCCAAGTAGAGTTCACTAATTCGGCTAAGAATACTGAGAACAATCAAGAAGTACTTGATATCATTACTGATGCTATTGTAGACGAAAAGATTGATGACAAATGGATGCTCGAGCACACAGAAGCTTGGTGTAAAGAACGATCTGTTTTTCTAGGAATTATGAAGTCCATTCAGATAATGGATGGTAAAGAACAAGACCTAGATACTGGTGCAATACCAGACATCTTACAGAAAGCTCTTCAAGTTTCTTTTGACCGAAATGTAGGTCACGATTATATTGATGACTATGAAAATCGATTTGACTTCTATCATAAGACTGAAGAAAAAGTTCCCTTTGATATACCAATGTTAAATACTATTACTAATGGTGGTATCACAAACAAAACATTGAATATCATTCTTGCAGGAACTGGTGTTGGTAAATCTCTTGCGATGTGTCACTTCGCTGCAGCTGCATTAGACCAAGGTCGTAATGTATTGTACATCACTTTGGAAATGGCTGAAGAAAGAATCGCAGAACGTATTGATGCGAATCTTATGGATGTAGAGATTGACCAACTGAATGCTCTAAGTAAGAATCAGTTTGAAACTCACATCGATAAAATTAAATCAAAGACTCGAGGCAGATTGATTATCAAAGAATACCCAACTGCTTCTGCTCACACTGGTCACTTTAGAGCTCTACTAAATGAATTAGAGTTGAAGAAAGACTTTAAGCCAGATATGATTTACATTGACTATCTAAACATTTGTGGTTCAGCTCGAATCAAAGGACTTGGTGGTTCAGTAAATACTTATCACATGGTAAAAGCTATTGCTGAAGAAGTTCGTGGATTGGCTGCAGAGTTCAATGTTCCTATCTGGTCAGCAACCCAAGTTACTCGTGGTGGATTCAATTCTTCTGACGTTGAATTGACCGACACTTCAGAATCATTTGGCTTGCCTGCTACAGCTGATTTAATGTTAGCAATGATATCCACTGAGCAACTAGAAGGTATGAATCAAGTGATGTTCAAACAATTAAAGAATCGTTATAATGACCCAACTAAGAACAAAAGATTCGTAGTTGGAATCGACAGACCAAAGATGAGATTGTATGAACTAGATGAGAGTGCTCAAGATGATGTAATGCCAGACATCCACGAATACACAATTGGTGAATCGGCCTCAAGTAATAAACAGGACTTCAGCACATTCACTGTATAAAATTTATCGATAGATAAGACATAATCCATTCCTAAGCATGAGT